GTAAATCATTAGCGACCTTGCTGGCCTTCTTGACCATGTTGATGGCATTTTGCAACCCATCCAGTGCTGCTATGGGATCAATTGGAATCACACTAAAGTCCAAGCAATTATGTACGTACCATAGATTACAAAGGCCACTATACAGGCCGCCGCAATGAATGCTTCAGCCCAATCCCACATACTACAACCCCAAAACTTTTTTGACAAACTCACCCGCGACCCCAGGACCGAACAAGACCGCCGCTAAGAGTATGTACAGTAAGTACTCAACGGTCTTCATCCGCTCTTTACCACGATCGAGTTTATCCTCAATCGAGCGGTAGCGTTCAGCGCACACCGCTTCGTGCACGGCGAGCTTAGTCTCCACTGGTTCCATCTTCGACCTTTGGCTCTGGTGGTTTAGCGGCTTCCTGAATAGCTTGGATCAATTGAAAGACCTCTTGGTATGGGCGTGTGCCCAAGTAACCCAAGATCTGGTTTGCTGTTTCAATAGGTAATTGCAAGTGCATCTTCAGCCCTCTCTTTAATTTGTAAAAAGTCTTCTTTAGAAATCTGATATCCAAACATCCACATAATACGTGGTGTGTTTCCCTTGGCTTTTGTCACGTAATGCTCAACATCAGACGGCAAATAGCAGTGTAAATCACCAACACCAATGTCAATCTTCTCACCACCAATGAACAACTCAGCGCCAGCATCGGCAGACTGAGTCATTACGTTGCAACGCAATACATGGAGGCTTCCCTCCATTGGGTCTGTATGTTTATACACATCACCATTAGTAAACGTGCATGACACAACAACACCATCCTTACCACCACCAACAACACTTTTAGGAACATCATGCAAATTCAAAGCATTTGTAATTTTATCAAATACCCTGTAAACAACATTAGGATAATCAAACCTTTGCCCGTAATTTCTTGTGGTCAACCTATCTTTGTATTCCCACCCTGAACCACGGCTTATTCCTACATCAAGCCATTTTTTTTCTACGCCTTCATTGACCCAAGCATTTAAACTTTTGCAAACGCTTTCATCAATAAAATTTCGCTTAAAAATTACATCATCCATAAATCGGTTCGTTTAATAAACTTTTGGCTTTCTCAAATGCTTTATTACTACCCGCACCCATTGGGATTGCATCGGGCGGGATAATGTCGCAAACATCATTACCATCACGCAAAGCATGGATGCAATAACACAATGTGTCATCTTCTAACGCAACCAATTCATGCCTGTGGTCTTTACGAATAAAAATAATGTGCGGTGCATGGTAAACATTTTCTACGCCTTCTAGCGTGATTTTTACCGAACCACGCGATAACAAGGTTTGATGGTCAAATTGGTGCGAATGACCTTGCTCAATGTCACCCGCTTTTTTAAAATGCATTTGTCGCACATAAACGGATGACACACAACTTACTGCAATTTCAGGATGGTCATTCATTAAGCACCGCCACTAGGATTTGATACTGGAATAGATGCAACCTCTAAAGCAGGGGGCGCAATCCAGTTAGGATTTATTTCAATACTGTTTGTTTCTTTGTTATAAATTTGTTTGCCAATCTCCAACTCAAATTTTGTAAACGGTATTTCAACAATCTCAAAATCTTGTATATCTAAATTATTATCTTCACAATGTGTTTGCAAAACTTGTTCTTTAGGCATTTTTTCGCCTGTTGAATTATCAAACCGTGATTGCAAAATAATTTTTGTGATTTTATTAAAAATAAGTGTTTGCATATTTTACCTTTTAAGATTCTGTGATTGTTGTAAAAGAATATGAAATATTACCAGTAGTGGATATTACTGATTTTCCACTTGTAACGGACGCTTGAATTTTCATCTTTATTGAATCGCTTGGACCCATATAAAAATTTGAATTTAAAACTGCCAATTGTGTAGTGCTTAAAGATGAATACACAACACTTATTTGATTTGCATTTGCGCTTGCAACGCCATTTGAACCAGTTGAACGAATTTGTGGGGTGCTTGGTACAACATTATTGTTTGAAGAACTAGATTGGCTTAAACCAACGCCCATAAAACTATTATTTGTGCTTGACCCCGCCAAAAATTGATAACTTCTAGTCCTATCCGATGTACTAAGTTGACCAATCACCATATCTTGACCACCACTTTGCGAAATGTATAAAAGCATACTTACACTTCCCGAATTTGGTAGTGTCGTAAAATACACCCCAAGATTATTTACAATAACTCTTGTTGCAGTACCTCCGCTTTGTGTAAATAAAGTTACAACGGAACTTGAATCACTTGTTACCGATGTTGTACCGCGCTGAAGTGCAATTGTTTGTGCCATGTTTTTTCCTTAAATTAAAAACCGCCAGTTGAGCCAAAGGCGACGAATGCTTGTGAACCACCACCTGCCGCCGCCCAAGTAGGTGCCGCACCTGAACCGCCAGATGTTAACACCTCACCTGCGTTGCCGTATGTTGCACCGCCGATGCCGAATTGACCAGATGGGCCAATTTCAAATCGCGTAGACCCTACGGTTTGAATTTGAAGGGACTGTGCACTTTGATTAGCACCGATAAATGCTTGACCACCAGAAGTCACGCCCAGTTCAAGGCGCTTGCTACCCCCCGTTGTGGTTTCTTCAATTCGGATAGTTGGCGCAGTAGAGTTGACTTGGAGTTTTGTTAACGGACTACTTGTACCAATACCCAGACCTGTTGAGGTAAGGCGCATACCCTCTGTGCCAGCGGTAGCCCAAATAAAACTACGTGCTGTTGCGCCCCCAACATCTGAGGAATTAAAAGTAACGCCTGTGTTTTCTGTAATAGTGGTAGTAAATTCAGTTCCCGTGCCTGCCGTGGTTTGCCGAATACGCATAGCTACAGCCGCATTAGTGCCATCAATGTCAAGCAAGCCACCAGAAGCCAATAAAAGGTCAGTCCCATCAAAAGTAAGCGCAGAGCCAGTAGCCAATGCACTAGAACTAGACGCGTACACCACACCGCCTGATGTGAATGATGTTAAGCCTGTGCCACCGCTGGTCGTAGGAAGGGCAGAACCAGACAAAGAGATCGCCAAGGTTCCGCTGGTAGTAATGGGTGAACCTGTGATCGACAAGAACGCTGGAACCGTAGCCGCAACGCTAGAAACAGTACCTGCCGCGCCGCCTGAAGATGCAAGCAAGGTAACCGTACCTGCGCTGTTCTTTGCGTACAGCTTCATGTCGGCGGTGTTAAGAGCTAACTCACCAGCGACTAAATTGCCAGCAGAGGGGACAGCAGAAGCTGTCGTGCTGTAGTACAGCGATATAGGTGTGAAGTTAGTCGCCGCCATTAGAAGGTTCCTCCGAAGATGCCAGTCGTGGCATTCAATGTTGTAAATGCGCCAGTTGACGTCGTCGTCGCACCAATTGATGTTCCGTCAATTGTCCCACCAGTAATAGCTACAGTACCAGCGTTTTGCGTTGACATTGTACCGAGGCCAGTGATCGCCGTGTTAGGGATTGCAGTAGACGCGGTCATCGCGCCTGTACCGTTGCCGAACACGTAGCCAGATAGTGTAGTTGCACCTGTACCACCGTTCGCTACTGGAAGAGCAGTGCCAGACAAGGTGACATCCAATGAGCCGCTCACTGTAATCGGAGAGCCGCTCACAGACAAGAATGAAGGAACAGTCATGGCAACCGATGTCACCGTACCGCCAGCAGCAGGGGTAGCGGAGATCGTAATGCCACCAGCAGTGTTTGAGATACTGACGTTTGTTCCGGCAGTCAAGTTGGCCAGCGTATACCCAGAACCATTTCCGATGGCGAGTTGGCCATTAGTAGGGGTGGCTGTTAGCCCTGTACCGCCATAACCGATACCGATTGTTGAGCCATTCCAAGTACCCGCTGCAAGAGTGCCTACACCTGTAATTCCTGTGTAAGAGCCGCTCAAACGAGCAGTGCCGAGGGTGCCTGAGCTGATGTTCGAAGCGTTGGTTGTATCAGTGGTAGCTGACGCCGCTAAACCCGATACAGCGCCAGCGGCGATAGCGATTGACGTATTAGTAACCAAAGTCAATTGACCTTGAGCATTTACAGCAAATACTGGGACTTGTGAGGCAGAACCATAGGTAGCCGCAGTTACAGCAGTATTAGCGATATTAAACGTATAGGCGGGTGACTCACTTAGACCCGTACCAGCGGAATATACCAAAGGTGCGCCAAACTGCGCAAATACAATCGCTGTCGTACCTACAGTGATAGGTAGTGGAGTCTGCTGCACCCAAGACGTGTTTGCTTGTGTTGCCCCTGCTGTGATCAGGAAAAAGTCACCCGCATCAATCTTGTCTACACCTGTACCTGCGGTATCAAAGTCAGAAGCACGAGTTAAGATGTACGGAGCACCAGCAGAACCAGTCTGCGTGACTGTGTACACGCCGTTGTTTGCCTGCGTAACTTCGTTTTTTACTAAGATACGGTTACCAACCACAACAGCTACGCTATCAACGCTTAGAGCGCCGTTTGCATTGGCAGTCAAAGTAGCGCCAACACCAGAAGCTCCGTTGTTGTACGTATTAGCCGCTAATGCAGTAGTGGTCGCTAAACGGCAAGATTGGTGAAAGTTAATACCAGAGGCAATAGCATCCGCGTAATCTTTGTTGACAATGTCATTGCCAGTTGTTGGCGCAGTGGTAATTGTTCCTGTGGTCATTGCCACAGAAGTAAACACGCCAGTGGACGGAGTTCCTGCACCAATAGCTGTACTGTTGATTGTGCTACCCGTGATGGTTGCACCCGCAACTGTTCCCCCTGTAATCGAAACAGCACTAGCATTCTGGGTGGACATTGTACCCAAGCCAGTGATGTCGGTGTTCGGGATAGTCGCACTGGCAGTCATCGAAGTTGTGCCAGCACCCTTGACATAACCAGTCAAGGTGTTTGCTCCAGTACCGCCGCTGGCTACATTAAGAGTACCGCCGAGTGTGACGACTCCGCTAGTTGCCGCAGAGGGTGTAAGCCCTGTAGAACCAGCGCTAAACGTAGAAACACCGCCAGCTAAACTGAAAGAATTCCAAGCGCCATTAGCATAGCCTTCAAATACTTGGGAGTCACTGTTGTAGCGGATTTGACCGCTAGAGCCGGCAGGTTTCTGCGCTGTAGAACCTACGGGTACAGTGATAGCCCCTGTTCCGGGAAATATCGCGTTATCCACGATACTTATCGTCGGGTCAGCGCTGGCGCCTGTACCGTTAGCTACGTTGATTTGGTTTGCCGTACCAGTAATAGTACGACCAGAAACTGATGTCCCGCCCGCAGTCAACGCCAGCATACCTGTACCGGACAAATTTGCCATTGCCGCAGCGATACCCGTCAACTGGAACGTTGGGTTAGCTCCGGTGCCGTCCGCGTTAGAAACGCTCAACCCCGCGCCCGAGACAGCTAACTGACGCGCCGTGACCGTTGCGCTTCCGGTTTTGACAATGATGCCTGCCCCCGCTGCCTCAAGGCTTCCAGCAGCGCCATTTAAGCTGAGGCGATAGAACGATTGAGCGCCACCGTCTGTCAAACCGAGTCCAGTTGAGGTAGACAGGTAACGACTGTTAGGCAGTTGCGGAGTCTGTATCACCGTCAGGTACTGATATACCTGCGAAGGTGACGCTGCAATAGCCCCCGTAGTTGTCTGTACGGTCTGCCCGTTCTGAACAATAGGTACTGACTCTGTGCCTGTGATTGCACCAGCTGCTGGGAGTTGCGTTATCTGTACTTGTGCTGAAGGCATATTACGGACTCAATA